TGTTTTTCGATCAATTTTACATCTGGTTTAAAAGGGTTTGATAATTGAGAAAGATCACAAGAGGCTAATGGACCAGCAGCACAAGGAACTGATACAAATGCAGGAATTCCGTGAACAATTGATTCTACTGCTGCCATGCTATTCATTGTTACTGTGGCATGAGTTCCTGAATCAAGCGCATCATAAATTGTGTATTCTTTAACTCTTGCTGATCTTGATCCTTTAATTCTTATTTCAACTGGTAACTTACTATATTGTTGTATTTTTTGTTCTGTTTCCTTAACCCAAATATCATAATCAATGCCGTAATACTTGCATGCTTTTGGATTTGGCATCACTAATAGAATTTTCTTATCATAATTTTTCCATCCTGACCATGCAAGACTTGGATCTTGTTCAATCAATTTTCCCCAACGATCACCTGGAACTTCTCTTAACCTAGAATGCTGATTTTCATTCTTAACCACTCTATGCCAAATTTTCTTTCCGCTAGGATTACCAGGACTTACGAAATTTCCAAGATATCCAGTATCAATATAATAAAAATCTCTTCCTGTTTTAATACATTCGTTTACGTAATCTCTTTTAATTACTCCTCTTACAACAAGAGGTTTAGAAGTATCTTTAGGGTCCGTGGTTAGTTTTCCATTGGAGCCCAATACTAAAGATTCTTCTAAACTAATTTTATCAGCCATTCATCATATCCTGTAATTCTTTTTTCCATAGTTGATGAAACTCACAATTACGATAATTTTCAAACCACGGACCGCCTTCTGTATAATGTATTAGATTGGGTGTTTCGATATTGTTATAAACACCGACTAGATAGTTCCATGTATGATCTAGTTCGCCAATCTCTTCGTCTTTGAGCCAACTAAATCTATGCAGATATTTTCCTGTTGTTTGTTCGTCATTTACTAGATCAGTTGTTACAACTTTATTGCTTGGATGACCGCAGTTCCATAAAACAACGCTTGACCAATTCTTGCGTGGATATATAGTTTGCTTTTGTCCGTCCATCTTAAATCCTTCCTCGACTTTATAATCATGCTGAACGCACATTACAGCATACCTATCGTCTGCTTGGTCGAATAGTTTCTTAATATCAGTAGTAAGGATCATATCACTATCCATGAATAAGGCCCAACCTTTAAAATTAGTTAGTTCAGGAATAAGAAAACGTGTAAATGTAAATTCAGTCGATGCTAATTTGTCTATTGGTCTGGTATACCATCCTGCATCTCTTAGCTCTTGTTGTTTAAGAGGTCTAACATCAGCATTAGGCTGTTTGCTTATAATGCTGTGTTTACATACTTGGTATGCTATGTCTTCCCTAGTATCATATCCTACAAATATTTTCATTGTGATTCTAATATCTCCTTTGCCCTACCTGACTTCATTTCACTTATATGAAATTGTCCATATGCTAAATGATTGCCCCATGCTTGTAATTTATCTTGATCTGGATAGTAGGGTGTGTCGATACGACTTAGATCATTTAAACTAACTGGTGCAGCAGCAGTTGCCGGTGCCATTGCAAACACGGGTATTCCTTGAAAGATCGATTCTACAGCAGCATTTGAATTAAATGTAACCAGTGCAAATACATCGTCATTGAGTGCTTCTTCTAATGTATTAGTTGTCATTCTTTCGAGTCTTTCTTTTGTTCTTCTCCTTACTTCTACGGGCCTATCCGTATATTGTTTAATTGTATCAACAGTGTCAGTGATCCAATTTTCCAAATCTTTTTCATAAAATTTCATAGGCTTTTCGTCTGGTGCTGCAATTAATATTTTTCTGCCATTTGTTTTCCAAGGTGAAAACTTTCTTCCGAACGTTTTAAATCTATCACTGGGTCTTTGTATTAATTCATGGTGTTGCAAATTATTTTTTACAATTCGGTGCCAATATTTCCAACCGTTAGGATTGCGGATAGTTCTTTCGTTTCCAAAGTATCCCGTATCAACATAGTAAAAATCTCTGCCGTCTTCCCAACACTTATGTATAAATTTCTTTTTTAATATGCCTCTTAATACAATAGGATCGTCTGATGCATCATAATCAAATGTGTTAGAATCTACAGGTTTCTCTCCACATCCTCTTGCAAAATCATTTATATAAGGATCTTTATTTTCTTTACTTAAGAATAACCATTTACTCATTTAATTCACCTAGTTTAATTGGTTGTGTGAAATTTTTTATTTCTCTTGCTGTAAACAAAATATTTAAATTACATCTGTGCTTGCCTGAATTAGCTGATGTTCCAGCATGTTTAAAACTTGAAGGAAACAATACAGCGTCTCCTGCTACTTGATCAACCATCACTTCTTCCTCTCTTGCACCGTTATTTTCTATAATTTGTGTGCCACAGTTTTCAGCATCATTAATATAATAAATTAGACTATATGCGTTTTCATCATCGTCTTTGTCAGTGTGCCATGTTCCTATTGAGTCTCTATGATAGTAGTTCCAAAAATATCTTAAAACCTTTACTTCTGAAAACACCGGCCAAGAATCAAAATCTGTTTTAACACGACAACGTTGAAGTGCTAAATCTAAAATCATTTCAGCAAAAAAATTTAATTTTTGAAAACTAGGATCGTTATTATCTGTTTGAGGAAAATGTTCTACAATGTCTTTTGCTTCATAAGAACATAAGATCATACCGCTATCTGCTTTATTGTGTGCAAACTGGAATTTATCTATAGGCTGATTGTTAGTTACAATTTTCCATCTGGAAGTGTTTAATACTTCTTCGTGAATCATTTCATTGATGTTACGAGGCAATAGTTTAGGCAACATATTAACTTCACGAGTGTTCATTTATCTTCTTTCTATATCTTCTTCCACACATTCTTCTCCATACTGAACTTCTAGTATATGTGCGTAATCTGTTTCACTAGGATTAGATGCTTTGTGCCAAGTTCCTGCTGCAATATCATAACCACGTGTAAGTGCATCTAAGTGACAAACATCAACTCTTTCTTCGTATTCTGTTTGCATTTTTACAGTTCCTTTTAGAACATACCAATGTTCGGATCTGTAGTAATGCCTTTGGTCACTTAAACTTTTACCTGGTTCTATTACAAGTTCTTTTACTTTAAATCCGTTATTTGGTTGATTATCTAAAACTCTATACCAACCCCATTTGCGTATAGTTTTTTCTGTTTTCCAATTATCAAGTATCCAACTTGAACTGTTCTTTTTGTTCTCTCCGCCTACTCCAAAAACAAAATCAACATCGTCGAAAATCATTTCGGGAATATTTTCTTTTGTTCTATCTCCGCCGTTAGCAAATATTAGATGTTCGTGCGGCCACTTTAGTTTGGTTTGTCTAATTGCATCTGTTGATGAGTTGTCGTTGTCGTTGAATGTAACAATTTCATCAACAACTGCTAATTCATTAATTATAGCATAACGTTCATCATAAGGCATAAACGGTCTGCCTTTTTTACGTGTAAGCCAATCATCTGAATTTAAACCTACTACTAAATAATCGCCTAAATTTTTAGCCGATTTAAAATACTCAATGTGCCCTGAATGTAGCGGATCAAATCCACCAGTTACAATTACAATTTTCATGCAAGTATTTATATGCTCAGTTAACTTGCAAAAATATTTTTGGTATTAATAGATATTAATATTAATTTCTGAGTTTTTTACCATGTCTTTTATAAAATTTTCTTCAAGGTGATAATCGTGTCGATCGTCACCTCTAATATCGTGTCTATAAAATGTTGGACTTTTTTTCCAATCAAACCCAAACAAAGACAATAGTTTAGGATTACATTTTGTAATGATAAAAAAAGCAGCCAAACCGTTAGAAGGCCATTTTGTAATACCAAAATATCCACAAGATTCTTTTATGAATTTTGATGATTCTTGGTTTAAAATCAAAACATTTTTTAAAGGATGTTCTCTATCTGCAAATTTTTGATACGGAATAATACAAGGTATTTGAGGATTAAGTTTAGCAACTACATCTTGAACTATTTGTCCAGGATCACCATAAAATAGTATGTCGGTTCTATTACCGTGTGTCTTACTAGGAGTTTTTATCGGTCCTCTATTGATTCTACACACTATATCGTGTGACTCAATAATTTTTCCATACTTTTTTGTATCGAGAGATTCTGCATTACCTACAAGTGCTATAGTTTTATTTTGAAAGAAATGTTTTAGTTTAGATATTTGCATCATCCAGTCCGGCCGTTCTCAATTTTACAATATTTGATAACTGCCACTGTTTGATGTCTAGTCCTTTAATAATGCCCAGCCATTTGTTTCTTAAAAGGGCGAATTCGTTGATAATTTTTTCAAAGTCTACAACATCGCTTTCTCCGTCTACAAATTTTTCAGCATCTCTGGAACTTAATGCACGTTGATAGTTCTCAACATATTTTCTAAAGTGCGAAGCACGTAGTCGACGAAGTTCAATGTTGAGATATTCTAGAATGGCTTCAATTTCTTGAAGTTGGCTAAACCGTGTTTCAACAATAGCAGGCATGGTTGCTGATGCCATTTCAATTCTGCCACGGATATTTGTTTCTTTTTTTGCTTCTAATAGTTCATTTTCAAAATACTTTGCAGCATCGGGAATTTTTGAAATATCCTTTGAAACACGGTCATACCAATTAATCATTTAATCGTTCCATTCATCATCTTCAATTACTTCGTCGTCTATGGCATACTCGATTGCAGTATCAAGATAGGTATCAATACCTAACATACTTTCTAGTGTAGATTCTGCAATACCATAGTCTAAAAGAGTTGTAATATATTCTTGTGCTACATCTGCTTTTACTTTTTCTGGAATATGCTCACCAAGCGTGTTCCAAATATCAGCAAGTAATTCAGGACTCATAGTTTTTATTCTCCATTAACAGATTCAGTTACTTCCTCCACGGCTTCTTCTGCATCTGCAATGTCTGGTTTGTTGGCAATATCCTTGATAATCATATCTAACTTCTCACCAACCCACGCTTTTCTATATTCCAAATGCGCTTCTCCGTTGAGGTCAGTGTATTTAAGTCTATTACCTTCTTTCTTGAGTAAACCCTTCGCTTCGAAGAGATCTACAAGTCCACTGTAAGGATCCATACCTGTTTCGTAAGGAATCTTTACCTGCACACTTTCAAATGGTTTTGCGTAACGTGTTTTCATCACCTTACAGGCTGCACGAATACCACGCACATCGGTTACCTTGTTACCATCCTCATCTTCTTTAAGTTTCAATTTACGCATTGCTACTACAATTGAACTTGCGTAGATAAAGCCTTGACCACCTGATATCTTATCATCTGGATCAAACATATCCTGTGAAGCATAAGTATGATTAGTGCATACCATGCCAACATTGTAACTACCGATCATGTTGACTGTGTTACGCACAAGTGATGTTAGTGCTTTAGGCTTACGACCCATATCACCTTTCATATCACCCTTTTGAAATTGATCAACATCTGTTGGTGTAAGCAACATGCCTAATGAATCAATAACGAACAATACTTTTGGACGTTCTTCTTCAGCCATTTCCTTATATTCTTTCATAAATTCTGATACCGTCTTAGCAACGTCATCAATCATTGACATGTTTAGTTTGAGTAGTTTTTCTTCTGAAGTGTCAACATTCAAAGCCTGCAACCACTTTTCATCCAGTGCGTTCTCTGAGTCAATTAGGACTACAAAGATGCCCTGTTCCTGTGCTGCTTTTACAATGTTTGCTGAACAAAAATAAGATTTACCAGATCCAGATTCTCCTGCAAACACAGTAACTTTACCCAGTGGAACACCCTTATGGAAGTCTCCACTAATTAAATAGTTTAGAGCAAGATTTCCTGTGGAAACCCAATCAGTTGGATCGTTAAATCCGACTCCTAACCCATCAATGCTCTTGGTTAGAGTTTTTCTAAATTTAGAAATATCAAATGCTTTCGCCATAATTACCTTTCCTTGTTAAAAAGTGTGTGAGATCTCGCTGGTTACCGAACGGAGATTTTTGACGGAACTCACACAAGCTCTTTACTGTTGTTGTCTATTTCGGATCATTGCTAAAATGTCCTGTGCTCTGTTAGCACTGTCTCCACCTTCTGCAGGAGCCGCTTCAGCCGCTGGTGCTGGAGTTGCTTCTGGTGCTGGAGCAGTCTCTGCTACTGGAGCAGGTGCCGCTTGAGTTTTCGGAGTATATGCTTTGTTAGGATCGCCAGTATTTTGACTCATTCCGGCCGGTTTAAAATATTGACCCCATTTTTCCATGTCATACGCTTCACCGTCAACCGATGCTTCAAACATTTCTTTCATGACCTGTAGTTCAACATCAGATGGTTTCTTAGGTAAAAAGTCACTTAAATCATACAAACCATGAGAATCAATTGCTGCTTTTTCTTGTTCAGTTAAAGCACGTTCTTTACGTGACCATTGTGATGTTGAGTAGTCAGCATATCCACCCTTAGATGTTTTCTTAATTCTAAAGTCTACTCCTCTTAAAGAGTCAGTTGGTAATTCTTCCAACTCAGGATCCATTAATGCACCCTTGATAATTTGAAAAATTTGTGGACCAATGATAAAACGTCTAATTGGATTTTCTGGAGTAGAATCTTCATTTAGAGGATCTTCAGTTACAAATCCTTGGAAAATATATGAACGCTTTTTCCAATACTTACGACCCATGTCTTCTAGTGACTTATCTTTGAACCAAGGTCGAACTTCACTTAGAATCGGACATGCTGTTCCGTCATTATACATTTCCACGCATGGAACCTGCACAATTACGTTACGGTTGTCTGATTCGCCTTTGATACCTGCGAAAGGTAATTTGATCATCGCACGTTCTACCCAGAAGAATGTGTTAGCACTGTTTGCGTCTGGTAAGAATCTTACCACGGCTTCCTTGCCTTCTTGCATATTCCAATGTGGGTAAATTGCGTTGTCTCCGCCACCAGTAGAATTACCAGTTGAGCGATTTTGCTGTTCCGCTAGTTTTGCGCGGATTTCTGCTAATGATGCCATTTTGTAGCCTCCTTTGTTTGCCTAATAAAAAATGTCATTTATGCCTAATGCATACTTACTATTATATGCAACTTTATTTATCTTGTCAAAATGAAATTTAACTAAAAGTGAATTTGTTTAACCAAACTAGGTTAAATTTTTAGATCTGCACAAATTTCTATCTGCGTAACGGTTAGTTTTTTTAGATCTCTTTGGCAGTCAATGCCGTGTATTTCGATTGGTTCCAAAACAATATCTGGTTCGTCCCAGCGTTCTTTCCACGGACCGTGCCATATTAAAAACGCAAAAATAATTAGGACAACTACGAGTCCCACTGGACTAGGTTGTGGTGCCTTATCCATCTTAATCTCCTAAACGCAGTCTCCTTGAGCTGCTAATAGTTTAATATATACTCCACGGTCATATTCTTCTTTTGTAATCCACTTGCCATTTGAGTATACACAATATGTTCCGTCTTTTGCATATGCTTGTTGTCCTTCGGAGGGATGAGCTATTTCTGTAACTATGTGTTCTTTCATTTTTATTCCTTTTGAGAATGTTAATAAAAAAGCACCCCGTAGGGTGCTAGTTTGTTACTATCGATTGGCTACATACATTGTAACTTCGAAGCCAAATCTCATTTCAGTTGCTTGAGGTTTTGTCCACATAATGTTTCTCCTTGTAAGATAAAATTATATAAACAGATCACGGGAGAGATGAATCAAGTCCCGTTTGAGTTTACTCAAAATAAAAGTGCAACATTTCTGTTACACTCTTATTTAATACTATTATAGATAGATTTTAAGAAAAATCAATACGTAAAACCATTAAAAACCGCTAAGTTGTTTAATGCGTTCTAGTTCTTCTAGTTCTTCCGCGCCTTGCTCTTGAGCAGGAGCCATTCTTTCAACAAATTTACGTGCGACCTGTTCAGCCTGTTCACCAAATTTCTTGCCTACCATAGTGCATACGCCTTCTGGTCCTTTTGGAAAAGTGCCTGTATTATCATCATAAAAAGATTTAATAAATTCTGCTAGGCCTTCCAGTGTGTGTTCCTCACCGTCTGAAGTCTTAAACTTAGTGCCTTTCTTTGCACCCTGTGCTTTTAGGTCCTGAACTTTTTTGCTAAATTCGTTACCTTCACGCATATCTAATTCATGTTGAACTTTGTCCAAGCCCATTTCTTTTACCTTTTCAATCATGTCATCTATGACCTTG